CTACCCGTCGCGGTGGTGATCTGCGACCGCGCCGTCCGGGGCCGCGCGGTCTATCCCGGCCAGTCGCCTGCGGCCGTCGCCGCGCGCCTCGGCGCCGAGGTCGCGACGAAGCGCGCCACTCTGAGCATCACCGAACTGGTGGCCGAATACGAGGACAAGCGCGCCGCGCTGCTCGATCCCGGAATCCGCCACCGACGCCAGATCATGGGCCTGGGTCTTGTCGATCACGCCCAATTCATAGCCCTGCTGCATGGCACGCCGCTCTTCGCCGGACAGGGTGGCCGAGTTCTCCGCGCTCCAGGTATCGGTCCAGACGGGCACGCCCTTGACCTGCTTTGCGACCTTTCCCTGCCCGCGCATGAAGTCGCGCGACGCGCGCGCCAGGGCCCGCGTCACGCCCGAGACGCCCGCTTTCCTGTAGCGCGCCGACATCAGCGGCACCCCGACGACGGTGGTCTGCGTCAGGTTGATCGCGGCCGCAGCCGGGTTCGCCGCAAGAGACCAGACGAACGCCATGGTCGTGGCCTTTGTCACCCACTGGTTGTTGGTCGGTGACATGGTGAAGGCATGGCGCTGCTTCATCTCGCGCACCACGAAACCGGCCCGGTTCGGATCGGGCGCTGATTTTGCCTGTTCCTCGGCCACTGCCAGCGATTCTTCCATCTGGGTGCCGTAGCGCAGGCGCGCGGTCTGGTGCGCGCCGTGGAACATGGCCGACGAGAAGGCGCGGATCGCATCCTGGTTGAAGCCCAGCCGGTTCTTGCGGTGGATGCGGCTGGTGCGCATCGACTGGTCCGGCAGGGTTTCCAGCCAGCGCTGCCACACCGCGTCCATCATCTCGCGCGACGCGCCGGCCTCCATCAGCAAGCCCTCGACGTCGGACAGGAAGCGTGGATCTGCTCGTCCGTGAATCTCGTTCGCTTCATTGTCCGTCCTCAAGGTGGGGCGGACGCTAATCGAGCGTGGAGGAAAAATCCCGTGGCAGGTCACCGTGGTTGTTGGATATCTCTGCCGTCTGCGTAGCGGAATCGATCGAGGCCACCTGCGGCTTGGCGGTGTTGCCGGTGCCTGCGATGTTCTTGTTCGCGCTGCTGTGGTCGACCGTCTGTCTGGTGTTGGCATCGTCGCGATTTGTGCGGCGATAGCGCTGCCCGGCCTCGCGATAGACAGGCTGCAACAGTTTGCGCAGGCCCTCTTCCAGGTCGGGATGGAACAGGATGCGCGACTTCTTCACGTCGATCCTGAACGCTTCGTCAAGCGCGTGGCCGAAATCGAACTCGATGCGCAGCAGTGATGTATGTGGTTCGGGAAAGCCGAAGACATCCAGCCATCCGCCATCCTGGATCAGGCGGCCTTCGCGGTAGACATAGAAACCCTGCGCCCGATTGGCTGGACCCGGGCTCGGCATTCGGCCAACAAGTGGGCGTTCATCGCGGCCACATCCGGGAACGGACGGTCGCAGAAACCGATGATCCGATCATGGCCATAATGCGGATCGGCGGTGAACCAGTGCATTTTTACTCCTCCTTCCCGGAGGCGGCCCGGTCCGCCGCGTCGATCTTGCGCACCCGCTTGATATATTCGGCCAGCAGTTGCGCCAGAAGCGCGGGATCGTCGATGTTGATGAAACCGGGAAGGGTGAACCGGATGACGTCGGCCTCAGTGTTCTTCCCGTTCAGGGATTCCGCCAATTCCGCCTCGAGGGCGTCGATGGATCGGCCGAGCCGATACCATCTTGACGCGGTTCGTGCCCAGCCGGCCTCGGGATCGATCCCGACGAGCTGCGAGGTGGTGATGCTCGCAGTGCCGAGGAGCGGGTGAGCTTGTTCTTCGCAACGGGCGTAACCGAAGTTGTCGCGCAGCCTGCGACCGCCAAGACGGCCGCCATTTTTCCAATTTTCGTAAACATCACAACCCTCTCACAGATGGGTGACGATGTGATCGCTGTTATGCTAGTTGTCAACTCTCGGCCTTTGGCCGTTTCGGTTCAATCTGTTGGCCCGTAGCCGGATCGAACCCGATTGCCGCAAGCGCCTCCGCCGCAACGCTGGGGAAACGGCCGCTGTCGCCTGGGAACCGCCACTCCCCTCTTGAGAAACAACCGTGCCCCGTGCGATAATCAGGTCACGGCATGTCTCGGTTGAGATCGGCCGCAGCACCTGGCAGGGCCCGGCCGAGGAAGCGCCGCGGCTGGCGCACATCACCCAAGACGATCTTGTCTCTGCTCTGGAGCAGATCGAGATGCTTACCGCCACCGGCACGGAGCTGGACCCAGAGACGGCCATGCATGTCCACCTAATCGCCGGCATTGGCCGAGCGACTCATGATCGATGGACACCCCTCTACGCCCACCCACCCGAGCGCGGCGGGGACGTGCAGGAGGCGCGGTCCTGCGAGGCAGGGCTGACGGTTGAGCAAGTCCAGAAAGCGTGGACAGCAGAGCGAGATCGGCTGACCAAGAAAACAATCGGCTGGAAATGCTTTGCACAGGGCAAGCTGATTTCTGACCTTCAAATCGAGATTGCCGCCCTGACGCCAGCCCCGCAGCCCAGTGAGACGGTCGTAGAAGCGGCGCGCGAACTGCTCGACGGAGCCAGCACCACCTACCGCGCCGGGCATGGCCGTAAAGACGGCATTGAGGCTGATGACGGTGAGATGTGCTACATCGTCCATAGCGACCTGATGCACGCGCTCGAAGCCGCCCTGCGCGCCCTGTCGGGAAGGATTGATGCCTCTTGATGGAACCCCGCAGCGGATCAGCCCGGCTTTCATGGCCGATCTGGAGCGGGCGCATCTGATCCTGGCTCGCGTGGTGGAACAGGACATTGCCGCTCTGCCGATCTTCGAGCGGCTGGATGCCGAATTGCTGGCGGCTCGTGCCGAGATGGCGGCCAGGCGCATGGATGATCCCCGCGCCCGCGCCCGCGCGCTGGCGCAGGCCAGGAAAGCGAACTGATGGCCGAGTTCTTCGACCAACTGGTTACGCTTTGCGGCCCTGAAATGAACGCAGCAATGAAAGATGGCGATCTCGACCGGGCGGGCGCGGTGATTGAAGGCTTGGCCACGATGCTTGGTCGATCCATTGCCCGCGCCGCCGGCGGCGATACTCGCGAGATCGACAAGATGCTGACGGCCTGCGAACAGCATGTCGCGGCAGAAGCGGCGGGAATTGCGGGCGTGATGAACCTGGCAAAGGCGTTGCGCGCCCACCGGGGCTAGAGCGCCAGCGGCAGCAGCAGGCCGTGGACATGCTCCATGTCCGAGCCCTTGCCGTATCTCTCGCGCTTCAGACCGTGGCCCATGAGGTCGCGCCTGATGCGCTCGTCTATCCCCGCCGTCAGCATCCGGTCCTCGAAGGCATGCCTGAGCGAATACATGGAATGTTGCTCCGTTTCGAGCAGCCCGTTCTCGGCCAGGAACTTGTTCACCGTCGCGCTAAGGGTCGCGCTTTTCTGCGCATAGGTCGGGAAGCCGCCTGGCATGGCCCGAATCGCCTCAATGCTCACGCCGGTCAGCGGGATATACCGCTCGCTGTGTCGGTTCTTCAGGTGCCGGTTCGCGTTGGGCTGGATGATGATGTGCGGCACCTTTCCATCCAGCCGGATTTCCTCGGGCAGCAAGCCTGCAATTTCGGACGGCCGCGCGCCGGTGTTGACCATGACCAGCAGGATAGTGCGGGCCTCGATGTTCAAGCCGCTCAGGGCGTCACGAGCCAGCAGCTTTTCCTTGATCCATTTATCGCTGAACGGCGGCCGGGTCGCCTTCTTGCCCTTGCTGGCCGAAAGCGCCAGCCCGTCCGTATCGAAACGAAGGGCTATACCCTTGGCCTGCGCGACAGCGCGCCACATCGCGCCGAGATAGATGAAGTCCTTGTTGGCCGATTCCGCCTTCACCTCGCCCGCCGCGACCCGTTCCAGCCATTTCGCCCGGAAAGCGAACATGTCGTCAGTGGTCACATCCGCAAGCTGCTTGTTCCCGATCACGGCGATGAAATTGTTCGTGGCCTTCAAGCGCGGGGCCTTGTGGCGCCGCAGCTGATCCGGGCTCTTTCCGACGATCCGGTCGCCCGCCACCCGGTAAAATTCATCATAGGCTTGGGAAACCGTCAGCGCCGGGGTTGGGACCAGCCCAAGCGCAGCCTCGGCTTCCTTCATGTCGAGCCGGCCGCGTTTGTCCACGATAGATTCGACGCGCTTCAGGATTTCTTCAAGCGGCAACCGTGCAACCTCTGGCGCGTCCAGATAGCGATAACCCCGCCGTTGCGCCAGGTTCCGCGCCGCCTTCATCCGCGCCTCGCCCTCCGTGTCGTGGCCGTCCAGCTTGGCCTCCCAAGCCTCGATCATCTGCGCCCAGACCTCCGGGGCCTTCCGGCGGGCAACGTCGAAGCTGTCTGTCGCCAGCGATATGTGGACCAGTTCCTTATGCTCGATCACCGAATACCGGATCGGCACCCGCTTCCGCAGATAATAGGTATCGCCGCGCAGGGTCGGAGTGATCTTTTTCATGCCGCCATATTGCGCCAGATCGTCCAGAAAGCAAGGTTGACGTGCGACAAAATGTGGTGCAAAAAGTGGTGCAATACAAGCCGATTTCGGCACCCATTGCAGGAGGCAACGGATGAATCCCTTAGTTTTCAAGTCTTTAAGGGGCGAGAAAATGGGGAAATTGGCGGACGGTGAGGAACCGAACTAATCTTTAACTTTCAATCATCAAAGAGGGATGATGATACAAAATCATTCCGGAAGAAATCAATAGGTTGCGCAGAGGATTGTATCACCGTCTGGCGGTCTGGAAGTCCCTCAACCGCGTCAACGGCGGATGCCCTTCGATCCGGATTGCCAGATACTCTCCATCCTCGACTGGCGCCGTCCTGACGCACTTCCAATGGTCGCTCTTATCGCCAGGGTGCCTGAGCTGGGCGCCCCACCAGCCGTCCTCGCGCTGGAGCAGATCGACGATCAGGGCATCCGGGAAAGCTTCCGCGATATAGCTGCGTACCAGATCCTCCTCGGCATCCTCGGGGCCGTAGCCTTTCACATCCCACACAGCACGTCCTCCCATCGTGAAAATCAGCGTCCCGGAAGCCTAACGCCAATGCCGGCCCTTAGTGCCGTGGCGATCCGCTGAAGCTCGGCCGAGCGCAGGCCGGGATTGGGCATAGCAAGGGCTTTGCTCCAGGCCTTGGCCAGCATCGGGCCTTTCGGGTGCGCAGCAGCAGTACGCGCCAGCGCCCCCTCCAGTTCAGGATCACCCCGCAGGTCGTCGTTCATCGTGTCGATGACAGCGCCATCGAGGCGCGCCATGGCCAGTGCCAGCGCCTCGTCATCGGCGATCTGTTCCGACCACGCGCCGCCGAATGAGACGTTGCCGAGCTGTTGCTTCCTGTCCATTTCGCCCTCTTGCCTGATGAGAACATAAGTAGAACATTAACGGCCCGATGAACATCCGCAGGATCTAGAGAATGGGCCCGTTCCGCACGCTATACATCGACATGAACAGCTTCTTCGCGAGCGTCGAGCAGCAGCTGAACCCCGCGATTCGCGGCCAGCCGGTTGCCATCACCGCCATGGAGAATGAGAAGGGCTGCTGTGTCGCGGCCTCGTATGAGGCCAAGGCTTTCGGGGTGAAGACCGGCACCAGCGTACCCGACGCACGATCACTCTGTCCCGGCATCGTCTTCCTGCCTTCGCGTCACCGGCTCTATGTCCGCTTCAACCTGCGCGTCGCGGCCGTGCTGGACCGGTATGCCGAACTGGAGCGCATCCGCTCGGTGGATGAATTTCAGATCGTCCTCTCTGGCGAGGCCACCGAGTTGGACGGTGCCCGCGCGCTGGTCGCACGGCTCAAGTCCGCGGTGGCGGCCGAGGTCGGCGTATGCCTGCGGTTCTCGGCCGGGATCGGGCCGAATCACCTGCTGGCCAAGATCGCAGGGAAGCTTGAGAAGCCGGACGGCTGCCAGCACCTCGGGCCCGACAACATGCCCGGCCGGATCGCGGACCTGGCGCTGGACGATCTGCCGGGCATCTCGCGCTCGATGCGCACCCGGCTGGAGGCGGCCGGCGTGCGGGACATGGTGTCGCTGTGCCGCCTCGACCCGCGCCACGCGCGCGCCATCTGGCGATCGGTCGAGGGAGAGCGCTTCGTCCGGTCCTTGCAGGGCGAGCCCATCCCGCTGGTCAAGACGCGGCGTGGTGGCTTTGGCAACTCGAAGGTGCTGGCGCCGGAATTCCGCGCCCCCGCCGAGGCCTATCTGGTGTCGCGATGGCTGATCGAGAAGGCGGCCGCGCGGCTGCGACGGGAGGCGCGCGTCGCGGGCAGTTTCGCGCTGCATCTGTCACCGATGGGCGCGCCGCCGTGGGCGCGGTCGGTGCGCTGCGCGGCGACGCAGGACACGCTGGAGTTCATGCGGATGAACCGGGCGCTCTGGCGGCGTGCCTGGCCGTACATCCGGGGCCGCAAGCTCGCGGCCATAGGCGTGCATCTGGGCGACGTGGACTTCCTGACCGCGCGCACCGGCGACCTGCTCAAGCCGGTCGCCCCAGGCGAGATGACGGCCGGCGAGCGGGCTTCAGTCGCGGCGGACTTCATCAATCAGCGATTCGGACAAGGCACCATCCAGTTCGGGATCAACCGGCCGCATCCGGGGTTTTTCGAGCGTGGCTAAACGACGGTACGGAGGGCCACCGAGCCGAGATGCCGTTTTTTACGGAGGCCGGCCCGGCCGCGCAACTATGCGCGCGACGGCGCGGCACCCGGCGCGGTTGGCAGCGCCGTCACCTCTATACCCCCGCAGCTCGACGCAGCGCATCCGCGAGCCGGTCGACGGCATCGCCAGTCGCACCCTTCACCTTCTCGGCCGCGACCTCCTCCAGCTTTGCACGCGCCAGATCTGTCAGCACCTCGGCCGAGGGCTTCAGATTGCCGATCGCATCAGGCACGCTGCGCCGCGCATATTCCAGCACCAGGTCCACCGCGGCCTTGCCGGTCAGCTCGTGCTTGATGGCCAGTTGCGCCGCCGTATAAAGCGCCCAATGCAGCGCCTCGCGGTGGCTCGCCTCGATGTCGATGCCCCATTTGCGGCGCGCGGCGGCCGCGGCCCAGCCGATGACCCCGGTGATCGCCAGGCCGAGCAGTTCGAGCAGATGCGGCGCGGCCGCGTTGATGATGGATTGCATGTGATGCTCCTCAGTAGGTGGAAAACTCGCGCGCGACCAGGTCGCGCAGGCGGTCGCCGACGGTGATCGGATCGGCCGGCGCCGACATGCCCGGCAGGACCGTGATGTCCCATTTACTGCGCTGCACCACGCCGAGGGTGGGCTGCACCTCGGCATGCGACAGCGTGGACCAGCGCGAGACCGGGATGTCATAGGTCCGGCACAGCCGCGCGGTCTCGCGCGCGAGGGCCGAGACCTGCGCCGGCGTGATCGGCGCTTTGCCCCAGGCAAACGGCCGCTCCTGAGCCCCGGCCATGGCGCAGATCGACAGCCCGATGGCGCCGCCGTTTGCGTTGAGCGTGTGCGAGCGCGAGGTGGTCGGATCGACCGGCCAGCGGATCTTGCCCTCGCCATCGATCAGCGCGTGATAGGACCGCAGGTCCACGGCGTTCGGGCTATAGCCGCCCGCGGTCCAGTGCCAGTGGATGCGCGTGATCCCCGTCGGATGCTGGAACGGTAGACCCCGCGCCCGCTGCGCCTCGATCGCTGCGGCATAGGCGGCGCGGGTGCGCGGGCCGTCGATTCCGTCGATGGGTCCGGGCCAAAAGCCCAGGGCGGCGCAGCGCGCCTGCCGCGCGCGCACCGCGTTCATGACTGCTGTCATGTCGGTTCTCCAAATGAAAAAGCCCGCGCGAGGCGGGCGACGTGGCGGGATGTTCCGCGTTCATTCGCGGTTCGGTCCCGATTCTGAACTGATCGGTTCGGAAACGATCTGGGTCTGTTCCCGGATGTTCTCGCTGGCAGCTTTCCGCCAGCGCATGTTTTTGTGATGCAACTGCCGCGCGCGCCAAAGCTATATTGCTCTGTGAATTCTGCGGAGTACGAACGATGAAACTGGCACCGATGCTGCTGACCGCCTTGGCCGTTGCCGCCTTTGGTTCGGCCCCGGCCGCTGCCGATCCTGGACGCGGGCATGGCAAAGGCGGGTCCGCGCGTCATCACGACGGCCGCGGCCACAGGGACAGCCACCGCGCGCCGGTCCGCTATGTAACCGATTGCCCGCCCGGCCTCGCCAAGAAGAACCCGCCCTGCATTCCGCCCGGTCAGGTCGGCAAACGTTACGGCACCCGCGTCGGCGATACGCTACGCATCGGCGATTACCTGTTGATCCGCGATCTGGACCGGTACGGCCTGGAGCAGCGCCGGGGGTGGAACTACTACCGGGACGATGGCCGGATTTACCGCGTCGACAGCAGCACCCGGAAGATCCTCGCGGTGCTGAACCTGATCGACGCCTTCGCGAACTGAGAGAGGCTGGGCTTAAGGCAGTCTGGCGCCCGCCCGCGCCCCGCCGCAAAACGCCGCCATGAAAGCGACGCATGACGAAACCACCTTCACGCTGACCGGCGAGATCTGGTCCGCGACCTATCCCCTGGACGAGCTGCCGAAATGGCTGCGCTGGTATCGCAGCCGCAAGGCGCGGTTCCCGAAGGCCGGGAACAGCTACGACGCGACGATTGCCGCGCTGGAGGGGCTGGCGGGAGAGCTGGGCTACAGTGCCTTCCGATTGACCCACCAGCGCTCCAGCGCCGCGCAGATGCCGCGCGGGCCGAGGTAGGACAGCACCGCGATCAGCGCCACGGTCTGCGGGTCAGTCAGTTCCAGGTATTCGCCGGCGCCGTCACCGATCAGCGCCATCCCGATGGCCATCGGAAGCTCCCAGATCATGAACAACCCGAAGGCCGGGCGGCGGCGGGCCCGGACCTCGCCGGCATGCCACATCAGGCGGCCGACGACGGCAGCGACCATCGCCGTGCCGGCGCCGCCAATCAGTTTCTGCATGGCCTCGATGAGGCCGGGTTCAGGCGGTGTATCCATTGTCTCTCCGTTTGGCAAAGAAAAAGCCCCGCACAAGGCGGGGCTAATTCATTTGTTTAGTTTTCAGTCTCAGGTCGTTAGACCTCTACGAGAGCAGAAATGAACCCATCGTCCTTTTCGCCTTCTTGCGCCTTCTTGGGATACCAGGCGAACATATTCTGGATAATCGGCTTATCGTCCTTCTGATACCGAGACACCGTGATGGAGCTCTCCACCGGAACTCCAACACCCTCACCGTTCGCATGCACCAGGTGCTTGATCAGACGGAACGGTGGGTTCTCACGTTGCGGCGTCATCAGAGAGTAAGAATTGAGCGGCTGATCATCCACAGCAACCTCAACCCCGCCACCATTCTGCGACGCAACGACATAAGAAGCGAGGAGCAGGCCGTTTGCCGGAATGCGCAATTCATCCACAACAGGCGCGTATTCTCCGGCAAATGCGCCTGACTTAAAGTTCTCAACAGCTTCCGATTCAGGATGAATCAGCGTCAAGTCTTTTCCTTTTAGACCTTCCGCCTCCTCCGGAACAGATGCCGAGTCCAATGCGCTTACAACGAGCTCGCAAACAGCGTCCATCACTGTTTCACTGGTCACATAGTGTAGACCATTTTCATACATATCAGAAACTGAGACGCCCGTAGCACTGGCGATTTCTTTCACCTTTGCGCCAAAATCCAGCGGTGAAATTCCCCTGCTCTCGAAAAGCGCGAAAAGATCTTTATAATACTGATTGGGCTCACCAGTTTCCGCCACTTCAGCATCAACCTTCGTCCAGAATATCAGAGGAACAACCTTAATCGACCTTCTTGCGCAAAGAGTCAGCAACCAGTCTATATTATACATCAAGCTCGCGGCTGATTGCCCGTTCTTGAAATGATTTGACTCATTAAGGGCATACTCCCAAACGACAGTGCTGCCGTCAGGAATTGCGCCTGACTTTACCCGGAGAATTGCCATCAACGACGTAGCCGCGCCGATCGACAGATTCTCAACCTCGATACGATCCTCATAAGCGGTTTTCATTCGCGAAACCCAACCATTCCTCATAAGGGAGTTGGACCCGCCGGTGACATAAATCCGTTGCATTTGAAAAGCCCTTGCTGCTTGGATCGGAAGCTATTGCATAGGTGGTCGGGCGGATCAGATCAAGGCTAAGGCGGATCGACCACCCAAGTGTCGGGCGACAATGCAGAATTTTCGATCACGAGAACATTACAGCAACATCGCCGGGGCGAGGACCGTCGAGACCTCGCCCGCGCGCCGCGAATCATCACACCGCGTTCCCCAGGGCATCCACCCACGCCGAGCCCGTCCAGGTGATCTCGACGCCGAGGTCGGTGTCGAAGAACTTCTCGAAGAGAAACGGCGGGCTCGGCCTTTGAGAGGTTGGGCCTCCATTCCCGGCAACCCGGTTGGGGAACGCTAGTGCGTCGGGATTTCGTCGCGCTGACCGAGAACTGGCCCCGCCCAGAACCTGTCCCGGCCGGCCGTTCGCACCGTAGCGGATGAGCTGCTGATCGGCGACATAGCCGCGATGGCGGATGGCCGAGTAGTAGAACTGCGCCACTGTCGGATTGTCGTGAATGTCGTTGTAAACCTCCGCACTCTCCGTACCGATTAGGAAATCGCCAGCCACGCCTCCGCTCACATCGACTTGGATGTTACCGCCGGTCAGGACATGCCGACCAAAACGCGGTGAATGCCCGCCATGCTCGATCAAGCAGTGATCGAGGTTCACCGTTTCCGCCACGTCATAACCGATGGCCATGAAGTTCCCGCCGAAGTTATTCGCGACCGGCGGCGACCCGTGGACCTTGGACCCTGGACCAAAATCCACGCCATTGTTGTCCACGAGTATTGCGCATGCTGAATGCGAAATCTCGCCGCCGACCAGCCTGAGATTATGGTAAGTTACATCATTGTTTTGCCCCCTGTTCGTCAGCATGAAATCAGACGAGCGTCCTTGATACAGTCCACACGCAACTGAGACCGCAGCACCATGGACGGTCAGCTGCGCCGCATGGGACAGGATGACCTGATCGCCAACATGGGAGGTCACCCGCGCGGTCAGGGTTCCGAAATCAGACGGCGCGCCCTGCTGCCCACAGCGGAACACGGTGATATATCGCCCCACCAGGCTCCGCGAGATCGGTCTGGAAAGTTCCAGTAGGGCCGACCCGGCCTCAATTGAGCCCCGGATCGCTTCGAAACTGCCGACCTGACCGGTTACATTGGCGGCTGGAACCTTGACCAGCCTGACATGGTGCGCGTCAAGTACTTCGTCCACCGGCGACCAGTGGACCTGGCGCAATCCGCCGCGAGCAGGGCCCGCGCCCGCAAGCGCGAACGACAGGCCAGCATGGCCGCTTTCAAACACCGGCTCGGTAGCCTCAATGATATTTCCGACATTGGAAAATCGAACCGATGCAGACATGAAGCCGTCGCCACCAAAATCAGTAGGCTGGTATCCGCAACGCAGAATATCCATCTCGTTAACCGTGGAATTAAAGAAGTTCTCGGTGAACTTTCCATAATTGCACAGGTTATTGATATAGACTCGATCCAGATTTGCCGCGTTTAGGGACATGGTTTTCATGCCAATCACATCCATATTCGGGTTCATTTCCCCCGTGATATACATGCGCCCCCTGATCTGGGGAGAAAGCTGGCGCGAGGAAGATTGCTCCCACCGCCAAACGGCCTTCGGAACAGGTTCAACGATCCCCTCGGCGGCCCAGAAACCGGACGTTCTGACCGCCGCACGTGCGCTCCAGTTCTTGATCTGGAATTTGACGCCCGAGCAATCGAACTCAACCCGACTGTCATCGAACAAGTTGCTCATGTCCCAAAGGCTCTGCGCGAAGTACTCGCTGAACACCTCATCATTGACGGCCAGCGTGATTGGTCTGTAACGCACCAAACCATGTCGCCCCGGAGACGTGGACCACCAGTCCATGAACTCGTCATGAAACAACTGCACCGCCGCCGTGACTCGAGCCTCATCCTGATCGGCAGAGTTCGCCAGGCCGGCGTAATAATAGTCCTCGTCATCCAGATATTCGGACAGATTCCACTCCAAAGACGTGCGTTTTACGTAGCGGTCGATCCAGTTTTGAACAGAAACCCCGGGCGTGGTCGTGACCACCTGATCGGCCTGTGTCGCCGTGCCAACACGGCGGCTCCAAGAACCAGCGTAGGTTGCTCCGCCTCCATCCACCAGCGCGGTCAGCAGGTCGCCTGGCGCGAAATTGACGCCATCGACAACGCCGCCACCGGTTACTGACCATTGGTCACCGGCCTGTACCGGGCTAGCGTCAGGCCGATCGGATGGGAAGGCGCCCGACGCCGCGTCCCAATCCCCCACCGGTCGGACACCGGTCACGAGAGCATCGACATCACTACGCAGGTCAGAAACCTCGTGCTGAAGCCCTGCAACGTCAACCTGCCGGGCATCGGCCTCCGCCTGATCCGCGGCCTCTCGAGCAAGCCTCTCTGCCGGCAGACCGGCCTCCAAGGCTGTCAGCCGCGTTGCAACATCAGGCGGCACATCGGAGGAATCGTCAACCAGCAGGCGCCAGAATTCGCCCCTGCGGGTCAGGAGATATGCCTTTCCTGCCTTCATCGCCCCCTGGGGCAGAATCTGGCCGGTGCTGGAAAAAATGGACCTCTCAGTATCACCCTCAATCAAGATCGAGGGGGCCGCCGGGCTGTCTCTGTTCGGAATGAACTCGACCTTGCTGTTGTCGGTGAGGTCGCCAGCCGAGATGTAGTTCGCCACTCCAGCGCTAAACCGGGCCAGATAGGGACCGGAACTCGACGCTATTGTGTTCAGTCGCGGTATCCCCGCATTCGCCACCGCCCAGGAGGTGTTCTGGACCTGTGCGATACCCCAATAAGGCCACGTATCGAACAGCGGGTCGTTAGTTGACCCTGGGCCGCGCACCTGGAGGGCCCGGCCGGCACCGGTGAAAATTTGGCCCAACGACCCCGGCAAAGCGGCCTGACCAGCCGCGACAGCAGCAGCTCGGGTAGAGAATATTCGGCCGCTGTTCGCCAGATCGGCCTTGGCGGCCAGTGCGGTCGCTAGATCTCGATCATCCACTGTACCGCTGCGGACGCGCCATGCGCTCGCGCCACGGCGCGTCAGGGTATAGGACCGGCCCGGCTTGAAGTATCCTGGGGGCAGAACCGTCCCGTCCGGGCTGAACACATCTCGCTCGATGTCGCCGTCGATGGTGAGCTTGACCGCACCCGTGTTTGTATCGACAGGGATGTATTCGACCGAAGTTCTGTCGGAAATCCGGGCCTCTGGGATGGAAAGTTCCGCGGCAATCGCGTCGCCCGTGCCGCTGATGTTGATCAGTGGAATCGCGCCTATGCCCAGCAAAGTGCCGGCCGGCGCGCGCACGATCACGCCCCACCGAGGTGCAGTTTCAAAGAGCGGATCATCGGTGTTCTGTCCCGGTCCACGAAACACCAGAAAATTTCCCTCTTGAGTGATAATCGGTCCCAGAATGCTCGGCAGATTCTCCTGTCCCAATGCGACCGCAGCCGCACGGGAGCTAAAGGTTTTGCCCGAGTTGGCGAGGTCCGCTTTGCCGTTCAATTCCATACGGTCAACGCTGCCCGTGGCCACGCGCCAGATCGTCCCGCGCCGGTCGAGGGTATAGGCCCGGCCGACGACAAAGAACTCTGCGGGAAGCCGCGTGCCGTCGGCGGAACGCAGGATCCGCGGCTCGTCGCCCGACACGAACAGCGTCACATCGGTCTCGGCATCGTTGGCGTTGGTCGCGGCCGGGATGTATCGCACCGACAGGCTGCCGGTGACCGTGACGCCGGCATTGACTGCCGCCGCAGCTAGGTCGGCGGTGATCACGGTGCCGTCGCCCCCGATGTTGACGAGCGGGATGATCGACCCGGCCTCCAGCGAGCCCTTGAGGCCATTGATGTCGGTCGCCCGGACAGATTCCGACAGGCGGATGATCTTGGTTTCCGGCGTGTTGAAATAGACATAGCCCAGCAAGCGCTGGCCGCCTGGAAGATCGCCAGCGGACAATTCCCCCCCATTGCGCGCCCGGATCAGGAACTCGGCGCCATCGATGTTGATGACGGGATCCGGCCCGGTGTTCGAGAACGGCCAGCGGAACCGAAGCTGCTGGCCCGCGTACAGGGTCATATGAGCCTGTCCGGCCGGGATGGTCGCCATGACCAACTGCCCCGTGCTGGCCTCGGTGTCGGTCTGCAGGGAGAGGACATCACCGAGGTTGCTGATCGACTCGACCAGATCCCTGTTGGGTATGCGAACGAGGACGCCCCAGCGCGGCGCGATTTCGAACAGCGGATCATCCTCGGTCTGACCCTGGCCGCGCACAACCAGGTAGTTGCCCTCGAGTGTGATGATGCGCCCCAGCGCCGCGGGCAGACGGTCCTGGCCAAAGCTCACCGCCTCGGCGCGGTTTGCGAAAACCTTGCCGCTATTGGCAAGGATGTCCTGGAGCGCGCCGGGATCGCCCAGGGTTTGGGCGATGGTCTTCATCAACTCGCGCAGATCGCGCATATTCGGCGTGTAGCGCGCAGTGGACCTGTCCCCGACCGGCAGCGGTCCATTGCTGCCCTGCCCGTCGCCGGTATAGCCGGTGTGGTCGCGCAGCAGGCGGTTGATGTCGTCAAGCAGAGCCATGCGGCCTCTCCATGCAAAAAAGGCCCGCCGGAGCGAGCCTGTCGGTCAGTGATGATCGGATGCGTTAGGGTGTGGTGATGGGTGCCGGGCCCGCGTAGGTGCCCTCGATCCCGGAAGAGTTCACGGCCACGACCCAGTACCAGTAGTCTGTGGCGGGGCTGGCGGTATCGTCCTGATATTCGCTGATCTGGCCGGACGCGCCGCCGGTTTCGCCCACCTGCCCGGCCTGGGATGGATCAGCGCTGGTGCCACGATAGATGCGGATCTTGCTGAACGAACCGTTCGGATTTCGCCAGCTTAGGTGGACGTATCCCGTGCCGTTCGACGGGATCAATTGCGTCGGCTGGCCGGGCGGAATGCCATTCTCCAGCACCGTGATCGGCCCCAGGTTTTCCCATTCGTCGATGCCGGTGAAAACGCCCTGGAAGCGGACCTGGGCTTGATATTGCTGGCGGTCCTGGACCACGCCCGAGCGGGCGATATAGCGCCCTCCTGAACTGATAAATCCGCCGCCTTCCATGGAAATCCATGCCGTGTCGCCGAGCTTGCGATAACGCGCCTGAATTTTCAGATCATCGCGATCGGGGATTTGCTCGGCCGTCACCGACAGCACCGCAAAAGCCGAATTTTCGTTCGGCCGCGTGATCACCTGGCTCAATGTGGCCACGATGTCCGGCGGCGGATCGCCCGCCGCGCCAATGGCAGAAGCTGGCGGCGCCCCCTCCTCCGTCGCGGGGTTCCACGCTGCCGCGGCCCGGTCCACCTTGGCCAGCTCGATCCGGCATTGCAGCGCCTGTGGGTCGAATTCATGATCGAGGACTTCGTATTCGCCCTGGATCACCCGACCGGACCCGTCCTGGGGCCGATAGTTCAGCATGATCGTGTGCCGCTGGCCGTGGGCAGCCGGGAAGCGCGCTTTCAGCCCGACCACATCGGTGATCATCTCGATCCTGGCGCGGTTGTCGTCATGCATCTGCATCTTGCCGCGGCGGCGCGCTTGCGAGGTGTCGGGGCACATCTCCAGCCGCAGCTCCTGCGCGATCTCGCCCTCGCGCGCGAGGCGGGCCTGGTCACGCCAGGCGTCGACTTCTGCGATCTCGTACTTTGCGCCGGCCGCCAGGTGATAGACCCGCAGCGTATTGTAGCCCTCGCGCTCGCTGATCGCCTCGCGGGTCTGGATCTGCTCGATGTCCTTGGCCGTCAAGGTGCAGGCCGGCGTCCCGAAGGGCCCGCCGATCAGGCCCACCTTGCCATCTTGCGTCTCGTAGGTGCTGATGCCGCTGGCCGCCTTCATCCGGTCCAGGACCGCCTTTGGATCCTCGTCCATCGTCCAGTAGCCCCAAAGCCGCATATTCGGCTCCGTACCGCCGGCGCGCTGCGGGATCGGCAGGTCGCACCAGTCCGCCATCGCCGAGACGCTGGCCCAATCGACCTCGGCAGGGTCGAGGCGATAGCCATCCGGATGGGTCAGGTAGTGGGCGATCACCAAGGCGGCATTGTCGGACCAGACGGTGCTGCCTGTGCGCGGATCGTAAACGCGCTGGCCCCGGACAACCCATTGATAGACCGTGTTGGACCCTTTCGGAAAAATCTTCATGAAATCTTCGCCGCCGGGCGCTCGGCTGCGGACAAGGAATGTCGCCTGGCCCTGAAGACGGTGATCCGCGCTCCAGATCGACGCGAATTTCTCCAACAACAGCGGGTAGTCCCCGCCCAGACCCGCGCCATTGCGGGTGGTGACGAAAACGAAGCCAGCCTTGTCGCCATAATCGACCTGGTCCCCGGTCAGCGACACGGCCTCCCCGTCGATCCAGAACTGCTCGAAAGCGTCGATGCGCCCGTGATTGGCCATGACCAGCTGGAACAGGGTGCCCTCTTTCACATCGAAGAAGGCTCGAATACCGCCGGCCAGATAGCGTCCCACATAGATCCGCCGCGGCGCATCGGTCTGGTTGATGACGGCCTGGATCTCATGCGTCGGGATGCTGGGCTTGGGCGCCAAGGCGCGCGACAAGGCCGACGCGGCCGCGGCAACCGCGATCTGTGCTGCTGAGACACCGATCTCCACGGCCGTCGCGAAGGACAGTCCCGCCGCCGAAGCAAGGAAGCTGGCTGCATACGCAACCGCGTAGCTGATCGCGGAAAAAATAGCCATTATTTCACCATCTGGATTTCCGCGACCCGGTAACCCGAGCGTTGAAGGATGCGCTGCGCAGCACCTCCGTTGCAGCTGAGCTTGATCAAGGTCGCGCCCTGCCGGTGCGCCCAGGCCTCGAACGCGCGCAGCAGCGCCAGGCCCGACCGATCCTCGGCATACCAACCCAGCTCGATCGCAACCGGATCGGGGTTGATCACCGTCTGCGCGATGCAGCCGGCGATAAACCCGCGCCCCGAGACGAAAGCGACGCCGCCAGGATCCTGGATCAGCGCGGCCAACGTCTCGCCGGTCTTCAGCCGGTCCACGCGCTGCGGGCCATCGACCGCAGCGGCCAGCCGCTCGATCATGTCGATGATGCGGGGGATGTCCGCCTCCCCCGCTATCCGGCAGGGACCCATACGACGCTCCGGTCTTTCAGGCTGGGCGTCAGGTCGAGGCCCTTGTCGCCCGGAAACCGGGCTTTCTGGTCGGCCGGCGTCCAGCGTCCATGCGGCGGCTTGCCCTGCCACGACATGCGGCCATAAGCCTCCAGCTCGATGGTCCGCTCAACATGGCTCGACGTGCTGCGCATGTCGCGCATGCGGCCGGTGAACACGCTGATCGGCGATCCGATCAGCCGGCCCCGGTGGCCGCCGCCCTCGCCCGCCTCCTGCATCGAGAACAGCTGATAGAACAGCCGGCACGACCGGTTGTTGACCTCTGTCGCCTGGTTGTCGCAGCGCGCGATCATCTCGGGCGACGCGGCCGGGATGGTGAAAGTGATCATGCCGGCCGAGGTGCCGTAGGTCAGCGACATGGATGAAATCTGGATCACGTCCCCCGTGCCGCGGTAGGTCACGCCGCCGGTGGTCAGGTCCCCATATCCCAGCCACCACCGCTGCGGATTGGTCGCGAAATCCATCTGGCACAGGATGGTGCAGGCCACGTCCCCGCGGCGCAGCTCGGCATCGGGGATGTCATGGATCGACATCAGAACGCCTCGATGAAGGTAAGGGAGGTATCCTGCCGCGGCGACAGATCGGACGCGACAGGATCGCCGGATTCGAGCCGACACCGCAGCCGCAGCTGGTCCACCACCACCACCTCTCCGACCGGATAGGCCGCCCGCAGGTTCGGCATGAGCGAGACCCGCGCACGCTGGGGATGCTCGTCGATCGGCACAACATTCACGACCTGGTGCAACCGCGCGCCCAAGGTCACGAAATGGCCGGGCGAAAGATTCGACAGCGCCGGCGTGTCCACGTCGATATAGCTGTCGCGATAGGCCGCCGGCGCGCGCAGGGTAAACCCACCGAACTGCGGGGAGGTGAAGCCGATGTGGTCCGATGTGAAGGGCGCGCCTGGCCCGCCACGGACCAGCATCCGACCATTGCCGCCAAGCGGACGCCATTTGACATAGACCGGCACCACGCACTCCGCATTTGCCGCCCCCATCGCGGTGACGAAAGCCGACAGGGCAAGATGGCTCTGCATGTCGAAGGCGAACGCCTGCATGTCGAGGCGCCAAAAACCATTCATGGCGGGCTTGGCGAAGGTTTCCCCGTCGATATTCGTGAAAGGCTGAAGGCGCAGTCCCTCCAGCCGCGGCACAGATGATTGCAGCCGGACCGGCGCGGGAAAAGCGATCTGCATTATTTGCCCCCCGACAGGTATTGGCGCTGCACCTGTGACCGATTGTTCTGGGCTACGACGTGAGCCGAAACTTTTCCGCTAATGCGCTCGACGAAGGCTTGAAGGTTGCCATTTTGGTCTACGCCTACCCGGACATCTAAGGTCCCGTCAGAGGCCCCCGAACGGTCCGCCATGCGCTTACTGACATCATGCGGGATAATTCTGGTCCCCGATGGCAGATCCACGATCTCGCCGCCGCGCTCGTTAATTTCCGTCAGGCCGCCGCGCCAGTTACTGGTGCCGTTGGCATTTGCACCGATGCCGCCGAAAAGCCCGCCGAACGCCGAGGTCAGCATGTCGTTTCCGAAGCTCGCAAGCCATTGCGAAGCGACCTGCCGCAGCGCATCCTTCACCTTCGTGGAGCCGCTAATCACGCTCTGGAAGGCGGACTGTGCGGTGCTGGCGAAGCTGTTCATGCTCTCCGACAGGCTTTCCCCGCGCCCGCTGACAGCATCGGTGACGGACGCCATGGCATTCTGAACCCCTGGTGCGCCCTGGCCAATCCCATGCCCGAGCCCCTGCATCAGCCAGTTGCCGATCTGCTGGAAAACGCGAGACGGGCTATGCGTATCGAATTCGTCTTTCGCGGTGCCTGTGACGCTGTTCAGATAGCTGCGGAGCTCCTGGCGCTGGCCGTCGATGCCTTGGCCCACCCCCGAAATCAGGCCGCGACCTATATCCACTCCAACGCCGCGCATATCCTCAGCGCTGGCGGCCCCCGCCGAAGGATCAGCCCGGTTCCCCACGGACAGCGCATCCGCAATGGCATCTTTGACCGCGGTCGCCTTGTCGATGATTTTTTGTAGGAAGTCGATGAATGCCTGAAACTTTGCAGAGATCCAATCGATTGCCGCACCGACGGCGGCCTTGATGTCGTCGCCCCACACTTGCCATGCGGCGACAGCTGCGGCCGCGGCGGCGATGAAGAGCCCAACTGGCCCCGTGGCGGCGATTAGCAAGGAAAAAGCTCGCGACACCGTGCCAATGGCGAACAGGACCGGCCCTCCCAGCCCCAATGCAGCGGCAATACCCGCGGCGGCGTCCTGAACAGGGCCGGGAAGTTGCCCAAACCACTGGATCAGGCCCTCGATCTTCTGCACCGCCTTGTCCATCGCGGGCACAACCCGGTCTATCAGCACGTCCATGAACCGGTTAACAATTGGCAGGAGGGCTTCGGAAAGCCGGATCCGCACCCCGTCAACAGCTTGGCGCAGGGTGTCCAGCTTCTCCTGAAACTCCAGCGAACCGCGGATGGCGGTATCGGACATGACTGCGCCGGATCGCTCCGCGGCATTTCCAAACCCCTCCATCGCGGCGCCGCCATTCATCAGCAACGGGATCAGCGCCGTCGCATCCGATGCCATTGCCTCCATGTAGAAGGTCATCTGCTGCTGGTTCAGCCCCGCCTTTTGCAGGGTGTCCACATAAAGCTGAAGCGCCTGCGGGCCAGACAGATTCTTGAACTCCTCGGCCGTCACGCCCACCTTCGGCGCGACATTCTCGAAGAAATCGGCCATGGGACCGCCGCCGGTCTCCATGAAATCCCCGACCCGGTCGTTCACGTCCTTCAGGATGTCGGCCAGCTTGTCCTGCTGGATGCCGACCGTCTTGGAGCCAGCCGACCACCGTTGGAACTCTTTGGTGCTGGCATTGGCCAACTTCGACTGGATGCTGATTTCCTTGGCCGCATCAGCCGTGTTCTTCACCAGTGCAATCGCGGCGGCGCCGGCCGTGGCCATTGCGCCAGAGACGATGGACATCTTCTTGCCCATATCAGTCGCGGCCTTGCCGACCCTGTCTAGACCGCTGACCAGCTTCCCCGTCGCGCCCTGAACGCGCTTGACGCCCTGCGTAAACGCGGCACTATCCAGCCCGAGTGCAACGTAGAGCGAACCGATTGCCTGCGATGCCATGTTCTAGCCTTTGGATGATCCGATGATTACAAGATTCGCTTTGGCCATAACCATTGCCGGCGGCGGCGCCAGCCAATCCAACGCGCAAGAGGATTTGGCTAGGATGATAAGAGCGGGTGAATTGGGAAGCGTTCTCGCCAGCGAGGAAATTTGTGGCCTCAGCTACAAACAGGCCGCCATCGAGGCATGGATTGATAAGAACGTGCCGGCCGATGACATTATGTTCGCTTCGTCCCTGGACACCGCAGTTATGGGCGGAAAATTCGGATACCGCGACCAGACAACATCGGAGCGCACTGCCCACTGTGCGGCGATCAAGAAAACCGCCAAACACTACGGCTTCATCGACTAGCCCGAGCCAACGCCCGGTCAACCCGATCCCACGCGGCATGAAACTGCCTGACCCGTTCCGCGCGGGTTCTGGCGACATCCCTATGCCCAACGAAGGTTTTCAGATCAGGAGCCTTTTTCAAGTGCGGCAGCATTGCACCCCACCAGACCATTTCCCGCTCGCGCTCCAATCGAATCCCGGCACCCTCTATCTCGACCGAGTAGAGGCGCGGCGTGACTTCCCAAAAACGAGCAGGGTCCAGGCCCGCCGCGATATATTGCGCGCAGAGCCGCGCGAGATTCAGTCCTTCTTCTTGCCCTGCGCTCCGGCGTTTCCCACCGCATCCGGGAAAGCCGCAGAAAGCAGGCGTGCGAACAACTCGGGGTCGGCAGTCAGCATGTCATCCGCCAGCTCGGCTGCCGCTTCTTCGGGAACGCCGCCCTTCACCAAGGCACCGGCGACCCCGTCCAACATCACGTCAAACGCCGGAATTTTCTCGACACTGCCCGACAGCAGCCCTTTCAGGTCCGAGCCGTGGCGGGCTTGTAGCTTCGCCAGGACGCCAAAGGTCATACGAAGTTCGTAACCCTTCCCGCCAAACTCGTGGTGCAGCGCACCGGTCACATCAGCCATGATTTTACCTCAGGGATTTTCAGGGCGCGGGTTGGCCGTGCGCCGCTCGAAGATTTTCAGCGCCAGCGTGACCATGCGCTTCTCACCGACCGAACCCTGCGGCGTGAAGGCATTGACATAGCCGCGATAGGTCCGCCGGATGCCCCCGACATTGAACTCGATCAGTACGTCCTCATGCTGCCCGGTCTCGGTCAGGCCCGCCAGCGTGTCGAGCAGAACCTGCGATGCGTGCGTCGGCCAGTATTGTAGATCCTGCGACCAGTCCGCAGCCGACATAAGGCCGGGGATCGTTTCGCGGCTGCGACCAGGCGATTGCATATGCGTCACGTCGACATCGTCGGGCGTGCGCTCCGGCGCGTTCAGTTCTTCAATGCCGAAGATCTGCGTCCATTCCTCGACGGTCCCGTCAGGCGCGAGCGGCCCGATCCAGAGTTCGTCGTCCCAGGCCACCTCGGCCTGCGAAGCAAGTTCAGCCATGATCCGGCCTCCATGTCACGATGTAATCCTGCGAGATCCGGAAGGGCCGACCATCGGCGCCGCTCTCGAAAATCTCGCGCTCGGCATCAAACAGGATCAGCCGGATTTCCCCGGCGCGCGTCCCGTTGATTTCTCCCCTGACCGCACGGGACAGGGTTCGTGCGGCAGAACGGTCAGCACCGTAGCTGTCCACCTGAACGCGGTATTGGAAGAACCCGCCAGCGCCCTGCATATGCGGGTTATCGGTGGCGCTGATGATGTTCAGCACCAGATAGGGCAGGCCAGCACTCTGCGGCGCAATACCCCAGAATATCCGCTCGCCCACCAGAGATTGCACCGCCGAAGAACCCGACAGCAGCGCCCAGAAAACCTCGTCCATGGGTCAGCCTTTCGCCTGTCTCTTGGCCTGTCGGGCGATGGCCTTATTGATCTGCAACCGCAGTTCCTCGGCCAGGATGCGCAGCGCCGCGCCCTTGTTCGCATCCCACACCGGACGGGCGAACGGCTGTGGCGCCGTGCCGGGGTGACGGGCACCGGCGAACTTACCGCCGACGATATGCGGGGCGGTCCCGAACTCGACCAGGTGGGCGTGGAATGCCCGCTCGCCCGGCCCGACGTACATGATGACCGGCGGCGCAGTTCCCTTGGCGGCGCGCCGCGCATCGCGCATGGCCTTGACCGCCGAAGCTTTGTCGAACCCCTGCCGCATTGCTTGGGAATAGGCGGCCTTCCCGACCTCGCCCTTGATCTTGGTGCTGATCGTGATGCTGCCTTTCAACACGCCGTCATCAACCGGCGCATGGGCCTCCATCGCCGCCTTGATCGGCTCGCCCGCCTTTTTCAGCGCATTGCGCGATACCGTCTTGCGTGTCGCCTGTTTGTCCAGCCGCATCAGTGTGGCCTCAAGCTCCTTGAAGCCCTCAAGCTTGAAGGTGACGTGCTTTGCCATCAGTCCAGCCGCGCCTGCGCTGTGATTTCCAGATAGTCCCGCCGGCCTAGCTCCTTGATACCGACGATATCGAACGTCAGCCGGCCCTCGGTGATCGTGTCAGCAGGACGGATGCCCCGCGTCATTTCAAACGAGCGCACCGTGAAGCGTGCCGCCAGCGTTGACATGACCGTGCCCGCAGCGGCCTTCTCGCCATCGCTCACGTCCTTCCTGGCTGCCCAGATGGTGCCGAGCGTGATCCACGTCTCGGTTGCGCCGAGGGGGCCGTTCGTCACCGTCCTGCGGCTGATGGTTATGCGGCGATCCAAGCTTCCTGTTTGTATCACGTCACCACCCCTCCCCGGCCTCCGGAGCCGGGAAGAATACCCGATAGCCGGACAGCAGATCGCGCACCGTCCGGGGCGGTACGGCATCGCCTTGGCTGTCGCCCTCGCCGCTGCGCTGCTGATACATGCGATCCGCCAACTGCATGATGGCGACGATGATCGCCTCGCCGGCGACCATCTGATAGCGGTTGTAGCGGGGATCTGTCGCCGGGGGCAGGTCTTCGGCGGCGGCATAGATCGGCCGGCCGATCCAGTTCCGCACCCGCAGTTCCGCCGCCAGGCCGATATTGGTGATCAGCCAATCCTCGGCATCGTGATCGACGCGCAGATGCACCTTCAGATCGGCCAGCGGAACGATCATTTCGCGGCCTTACCCTTCGGCGCTTCCTTGGCCTCGGCCGTCGCATGGGCATTGCCCTGATCATCAAGTGCCGAAGCTTTCGCGGCGGCGGCTTCGGCAATCGCCTTCTCGCGCTTGTCGAGATCGGCGGCGATATCTGCCAAGCGCTGAACCTCGGCCTCATGATCCGCAACGGATTCTGCATGGGCTTCCTCCCGGGCGGTGAGCTCCTCCTCGCGGGCCGACAGCGCGGCGCTGCTCTCATGCATCCAGCGCTGAAGCGCCGCCTTCACCTCATCATCGGAAAGCTCGATCTGCAGTGCGACCAGCTCCTGCGCCTTCTCCTTGGTAATGGAACCGCCATCGATCATGGCCTGCAGGCGGTCGTTCGGCTTGGGCGTGGCCACCGGCGCGAACCCGGGCGCGGCCCCGGTCATGTTCACCGCCAGGAAATCCTGCTGCGCCTTCTCCGCCGAGGCGATGTCGGCTTCAGTGGCCCGGACGAAGCGCTTGGTCTTGAGCAGCTTCTCGACGTCCTTGTCTTCGACCTCGACGATCCCATTGGCCTTGACCCGGCCATAGATCCCGATCGCGCCGCGGAGCGCTTTCAATTTCGGCATGTCCGAATTCCTTCTGTTCGGGGTTGAACCGGGCGCAACCAGCGCCGCGCCCGGCGGGATCATCAGGGGGTCGGGGTGTAGTAGCAGAGCGCCAGGGGGCGCTTGACCGCGACGACGCCGCGCTTCTCGCCGCGAACCGTCAGCATGTTCTTGTCGAAGTTGTCGCGGTTCTCCGACGACAGCAGGATCTCGATCCCCTGGCGCTCGTAGTAGGTGGCGGCCATCTTGAACGCGCCGGTCAGGAAATCTCCTTCGGGCATGTCCTCGGTGTCGACGATGCGACGCCCCCAAAGACGCGGCGTCGCGGTGCCGTCGAAGGGGTTGCCGAAGATGTACCGGCCGGTCGTGTCCTTCAGCATCTCGGCAGCGGCCCAGTCCCAGATATTCAGCACGTTCGCGTCGACGACATAGCCGGCGGCGGCAACCTGCAGGATGGCAAGGCGCAGGCGGTCCAGGATGGTCGCGCCGGCCGGCTCCCGGGCGGTCTGGCCATAGGCGGTGGCGTTGGTGATCAGGCCCGACATGTTCTCGCCGGTGCCGTCCCCCGCGAGGATCTGGGCGTTCTCGACCTTGTTGACCTCATAGGTCAGCGTGGTGTCAATGTCGGTGCGTAGCGCGGGAATGTCGTCCAGCATGTGCTTGTGGATTTCCATCCGGCCCGCGATAGTGCGCACCTCCTCCGATTCCGACACCCAGGTCTTGTCGATCAGCGGTTTCACAGTAACACCGTCGTCGGGCACGATGCCCGCGGCGCCGGTGCGCGCGACCTCGCGGAAGAACTTCAGCAGCGGCTGATCGGTCTGACCCACCGTCACCAGATCCTTCACCACCAGCTTCTTGTCCGGCTCGGCGATGATCTCGCTTTCCCGGCGCTCGGGGACCAGCACTCCACCGGAACCCGGCAGCGAGGTGATCGCGTTGAAGACGCCAAGCGACTGATCGCCCTGCACGCCGCTCTTGGCGAGCGCGCGGATCTTGTCGGTTGCCTCATCCATGACCATCTGGCCGAGTGACTTCGCAGCCCCCGCGCCACCGCGGACGCCGTTGGCCACGCGCTGCTCGAGCTCACGGGCCGAGGCCTGCATTTCGTCGAGGCGGCCCTTGAGTTCGCCCTGCTCCGCCAGCGCCTTGTCCACGCTGGCCTTGGTTTCTTCGGTCAGCCCGCCAAGGCGTTTCGCCTCGTCCAGCGCAGCCTGGGCACTCTTGTTGATGTTGCCGGTGACCTTGTCGAATTCGGCTTTGAACTCGCCGAACGCCTGTTCCATGTCGAAGGCCATGTCAGTTCTCCATTTTGGCCGATAGGGATTTGGCCCACCCGGTCAGGTTGGCCATCGTCTCGACAGCGCTCGGCATGTCGTCGTCAGCAGCGCCTGGCTTGCTGGTAAGGCGGTTGCGCAGGGCATTGGCCTGCGAGCGCGAATAGCCCGCCTTGCGGGCCATGAACGCGAATTCCGTGACGGCCTTGGCATCCTTGGCCTTCGCCTGGTCGGATGCCTCGATCTGGTCCGCATCCAGCAGCGCGTCGGCGAATCCCTGGTCGATGGCCGCGCGACCCGAAATCCATGTCTCGCGATCCATCATGGCGCCGATCTCTTTCGCGTCCGCCTTGGCGCGAAGGGCGTAAAGCTCTGCCATGACCTCGTCGAAGGCGGCCAGCTGGCCAGCCACGGTGGAAAGATCGTGCCGATCGCCGATGGCAAAGACCCAGGTGTTGTGGATCATCAGGAAGCCCGCCCGCGCGATCTCGACCTTGTCGCCTGCCATGGCGATGACCGAGGCTGCCGAGGCGGCCAGGCCGACGATGCGTACCGTGACATCGCCCTTGTGGCCGCGCAGCATGTTGTAGATCGCCAAGCCCTCGAACACGTCGCCGCCGGGGCTATTGATGTTCACGACCACGTCACGGTCGCCTGCGGACCGCAGCAGGGCGCCGACGCGACGGCCGGTAATGCCGTAGCCGTCCCAGCTCTCGCCAATCACGTCCATGACATCGATGACGAACGGCCCGCTGGCGTCGCCGGCAGCTTCGGCCTTGGCGCGCAACTCGGGCTGCCACTTCTCGAAGGCCTTGGGCGGGGCGCATTCGGCGCGTACGTCGTCGGGCCGCACACCGAAATGCGCGACCGGCATATGGTTCTTGGCCATGTCAGATCCTTTCGTTCAGCAGATCAATAGGCGACATCGCCGTCTGCACCATCAGCTCGTCGGCGACGCCGCCGCGGCGCTCCAGGTTGAGCTTGTCGCGCGCCTCGTCCCTGGTCATGATGCCGTTGGTCGTCATCGCGCGCAGGAACTCGGCCTTGGCCTTGCTGTCCATCTGGAGCATGGCCTCGCGGTTGAACTCGGCGTAGAGGTCGCGCTGATCGCGGATCGGGATCAGCTGCTTGCGGATCCGCTGCTCGACCTTTTTCAACACCGGGTTGATGCCCAGTTGCATCCAGGACAGGAAGATCTGCTCGACCCCCGTACCCCACATTGTCTGCCCTTCCGCAGAATGGCCGATGACGATGGGCGGCGTTCCGAACCAGCGGCAAACCTCCTCGATCGAGAAGCGCCGGGTTTCCAGCATTTGGGCATCGTCCGGATTCAGCGTCAGCTGCTCGAACTCCATGCCGGCCTCGAGGATCATCAGCTTGCCGGCCTTGGTCGATCCGGCATATTCGCTCATCATCGCCTGCAACTGCGGGCGCTGCTCCGGCATGATGCGCTGATTCGTCTTCAGCACGCCCGAGGCCTGCATGCCCGAGCCGAACATCTTGGCCGAAGCCTCGTCTGCCGCCATCGCCGCGCCGAGGGATTGCGTCCCCCAGCGGATCGGCGACAGACCTTCGTCGCCGCCGAACCCCCAGCCGCGAAGATGGAACATGTCCTGCCGCTGGACGATACGCCGGCGCGAACTGCCCAGTTCCAGGACCTCATAGGACAGCTGGTTCGTCACCTTGTTCCGGATCGGCGTCACATGGGTCGACGGGATAGGTGTCAGCGAGGCCGCCCGGCCATTGATCCAGAAGATCTCGGCATAGGCATTGCCCGTGGTCAGCATCCACGAGAACATGCCCTCCCAGAATTCGACCGGGGTCTGATCCTCGTTCGGCGACAGGCTGATCAGGTCGGCCAGCGCGCCGGATTGGGCCTGCCGACCGCTCGCCGTCTTGCGATACAGGTCCAACGGCAGCGAGGCCATGGCCTGCGCGCTGCGCGCGATGCAGGCCCAGACCGCCGAAATCGTCATGGCGGCCGAGAGCGTGACGACCTTGCCCGAACTATTGCTGGCGACGTAATAGCCCAGATCGCCGCCCTGCAGCGTCAGGCGCTGAGCCTTGGTAAGATCCGACAGCGCCGCCATGGGGCGACCGAACCTGTCGATAATGCCCCGGGGCAGGTCCATGTCAGATCACCATGATCGGATTGGCAAGGAAATCGCCGATCGGCGGCGCCGCCTGCGGATTGCTGAACATCAGCATCGCCGCATCGAAGGCCGCCATCAGGGGATCGATCTTGGCAGAGCCGGAAGCTTGCTTCGTCACCATGTAATTGCTCCCCTTGAGCTCCTGCTTGGCGTTGCCGACCGCCCAGTTCATGATCGGCTGGTCGGCGTGCAGCATCCGCCGCGATTCCAGCTTGAGCGGCACTGTCGAAACCGCGGTCTGGAGCTTCCAGCCCTGTTGGACCGCCTGGACCAGCGGCGAAACCATCCCCATCTCCTCGAGCGCATCGAGCAGCAGCGCGATCCCGGCGGCGTCAAGCCCGATGCCGCCCGCCTCTGGCAATCGGCCTGCCATCCGCACCCGGTCACATATCTCGGCCGCTTCGATCGCCTGTTGCTCCGGCGTGGCCGCAACCCGAAGGTCGCCGTCTTCCTCGAACCCGCGCAGCGCATCGGCGATCTGCGGCCGGGCCTTGAAGACCGTCTCGCGCGCCCAGGCGCGAACCCAGAGCAGCCAGACCTTGTCGCGCGACCGGCGGCCGAGAACGGCCAGCGCCGCCAGGTCGTCGGCACCGCCCCAGTCCGCGCCGATGGTGCAGACATCGCTTTCGTCCAGCAGCCGGTCGAGCGTGATCCAGTCGGCAGCGGCCGATTCCCAATGCACCGCACCCGACCAGGCATCGCCACCGAGGCCGACGCCGATTTCGATGTTCAGATGCTGGCTGGCCCAGATCTGCTCGGCCTCTTTCGAGACCTTGCCGTTGTTCTCGTAATCGTCCTCGAGCGCCTGTTCGTCGATCGACAGGCCGAGGTTCGGCAGGACCAGGTGCCAGTTGCCGCGGTCGCGCCAGTATTTCTCGTTGCGCTGGTGCTCCTCCGGGAACTCGTAGAGCACCGGCAACATGATCGGCGCCGGCCCGCCCTTGCCGTCTCGGATCGCCCGAGCCTTCTTCAGCTCCGATTTCCAAATGCCGGTCGGCATCTCGTCCGACTGGGTGGTGATCATCAGCACCTTGCCGCGAACCTTGGTGATGCCGCCGCCGCGGATCTGCTGCATGACCTTGGCGGCCTTGGCCTTCTTCCCCAGCTCGTGCAACTCGTCGATGATCGTAAGCACCGGGATTTCCCCGGTGACGATCTGGGTGTCGAAGGTCTTGACGTCCAGCGCCGTGCCGGTCTTGCGCCGCGTGATCGTCTTCAGGTGCTCCTGCACCTTGAAGATCAGCTTCAGCTTGTCGTCGAGGTTTATCATCCCCTGCGCCTGGTCGAAGCACCGTTCGGAGATGTTCTGGCTCGGCCCCACCAGCAGCATCTGCCGATTCGGCGCCTCCTCCATGTAGAGCGCCGTCAGCCCGAGTGCCGCGACATAGGTCGATTTCGAGTTCTTCTTCGGGACCATGCACAGCAGTTCCCAGACGATCTCGCGATGCGTGTCCGGATCTTCGCTGGCAAAGAACACCACCAGGATGGTCTTGAACCAGTCGCCGCAGGCTTCCGACATCGGCGGATTGCCGGGTACGTCGGGCAGCCGCAGCCGATTGAAGAACGCCAGGACGCGTGCCGCCTTCGCCTCGTTGACCGGAACATCGGCAATCGGCACCTCGCCGGCCTGAAGCTTCTCCCACCAATCCGGGCAGGCGAAGCGCGGCAGCGCCTCAGTGGCGGACATTGCCCTTGGTCTCCTGGTCCAGTTCCAGCGTCAGCGCCGCGTCGGCGTCCAGCGCCAGCACCTCGTCCAGGACCTTCTTGCCCAGCTTCTCTTTCGGCTCGGGCTGGTCCTTCGGCCGGGACGCATAGGTCCGCTCCGCTTCCATCTGGTCGAAGCGATCCAGCAGGCGGTCCACCTGCCGCATGGCACCGACGTTGCCGGCTTGGGCGGCCGCCATGGCCAACTCCAGCCGGCGGGCATCGAGCATGTCGCGCGCTACGGGGCGGATCTTCAGCTCCTGAAAAAAAAGCCGCCGAAATGTCGGAAGCGACATGCGGAGAACGGCGGCGATCCGTTCGTTGGACCAGCCCACCGCCAGCAACATGTTGACTTTGTTGCGATCTTCCAGCGTCGCCACCTTGCGGGGCCGGCCGGGCTTGCCGGACCCCGCGTCAACGGGGTTTCCGAACAGGTCGAAAACCTCTGCCATCAGAAAAAAATCTCCAGATGAGGGGGGCGCGGGTCCGCGGCCCACAGGCCCCCTGACTTTCGACCCACCCCCCCTTCGGGGGTCCGAGGGGTCGATTTGGGGCGGGTTCGAGGTCAGCGCGGGCGCGGCGGCGCCGCCCATGGGGTCGGGGCGCCGCAGCCCGAGCATCTGGTCCCTGTGGCGGCCGATCCGCACCAGCTGCAAGGCGGCAAGCTCAGCACGGGCGGCGATGCGCCGGCGCAAGGCGGGGTCAGGATGGGCGGCATGCCCGTTCCTCGCGCTGTTTGTCCCGGTTGTGGCAGGTGGCGCAGAGGCATTGCAGGTTGCCGGGGTCGAAGAACAGCGCGCGCTCGCCACGATGCGGCCGGATATGGTCGGCCACCAGGTCGCGGCTTTGGCCAATGACGCCGCAGCGGGCACAGGTGAACAACGCCGACGCAAGGCAGTCCCAGCGGAGCCGCTGCCACTCGGCCGTCTTGTACCATTTGCGCCATGGCACCATTTGGTCGCGACGCTTGAGCCGATCCGGCCCGGCACCAATAGACGAGACCCGCGACGACAACGAGCCGACGCGCGGTGCCAGTTGCTTGAGCCGTGCCATTGATGTCCCAGCAGTAAGAAAGCCGGTCGGGGCGGTCTCTGCTACCACACTTCGCCCGCCCCGACCTTCCACCCATCATCCGCAGGGGATCATGGAAACGACAACGCCCGCTCGGGACATGATCCCTGCGGGCGCAATTCTTGATACTATGGAATTCTGTCTCACAGACGGACTTAAGCAGTCAAGAAGTTTTTTTGCCTCGATATCCAATCATCCGGTCCAGCGCCGCGCACAGCGCCTCGGTGACGGCTTTCCTGTGGTCGCCTTTTATCGACCAGCCATGGCTGGACAGCACCTCGTCCAGCGTGCAGCCCTTGATGCAGACCATATCCACCAGCACTCGATCCATGATCGGGCCGCGTTGCGTCTCGCCCCGCTTGGACGGCCTGATGCGGCGCAGCGTCATAGCAGCGCCAGCGCCGATGCGATTGCGCAGGATGGCCAGTTCCTGGGCGACTTCCAGATGCCGGTCCATCCATCCCATGCTGTCACCGCCCGCCCGTGACGCATCGAGGCGCGAAAGCTTGGTGCCGTCGGCCGCCGCCCGTTCGACCAAGGCTGCATAGCGCCGGCCCATGGCGATCTGGCCAGGCGTCACTGGGCACGGCTTCTTGCGGCGAAGAGCGGACGCGACCATGCGATCGAACACATCCGCGGCGCGGACGCTTTCCCGGTGGCCATATCCGGTCGGGGCGGCCACCCATTTGTCCAGCCCGCGATGATCGACGCCATTGGGGACCATGGTCAGCTGCGGCTCAACCACGAAGGGACCGCGGGCCGGCGCCGCGATGGTATCCGGCCCGCAGCGATCCGGGATCGCACAAGCTTCGCGGATGGAAGCCAACCGCGCCGCCTCTTCGGCGCGCGTGCGTTCTCGGGCATCCTGGGCAGCCCGCACCAGGACCTTGCCCGCATCGATCCTCTCTTCCCTACTCATCATCTTGTGGTTTCCTTCTGGCATTCCGCTATATCTTGCTTTCCGCTTTTCGGACTTGGGTTTGACGGGCTTAGTAAGAGTGGAAATGGGCTCGAAAATGGGCGCATAACCCATTCTGTCGTTTGTTTGTTTTCAATGGCTTGAACCTTGTTTTTGGGCCTGACGGGCTTGATGGGCTTGAGAATCCACCCTTTGCGTAAGTGCCTTTTCCCCTGACCCCTCGAGGAATACGCGCGCGGGTACATGTCGATTTTTCAGGCCCGCCCGGCCCGTCAGGCCCAAAAACTACAATCAAGCCGTTGATATTGCGCATGTGGCACCCCCGGACCCCGTGCAGATTTCAGGCCCACGCTCACAGCCAGCAAAGCCCACCAGGCCCAACAACGATGGCAAGGCCCAAAGACGCGTGACGGGCCCGCAGGCCCGCCAGATCGATAGAAGACGTGGAATGGGGTGCGGGGTCATCGCGGACTGCTCCATGACGAGTTCTGGGACGCGCGCGCCTCGGCCTCTCGCATTCGCGCGGAAAAGGCGTCCGACAACCGGATGCCCCGATATCCCGTGACCCCGGATTTCCCGGCCGCGAAGGGCTTCTGGGTGTCCGGGTGCCGCCATGTCCCGGCCTTGGCCTTCAAGCGGTTCGATACCGTCCTGTTGCCCCAGCGGGTCTCGCCCCGCTCCTCGATCCAGAAATTGAACGCCTCGATCAGCTCGCGGGCGGTCATGAAATCGCCCTCATATCCGGTGACGGTCGTCGCATCGGCCAGGAAGGTGCCGATCGGGTCGCTATCCTTGCGGTAGCCCTCGGTGGCCATGGTGACGTCTTCGGGCTCCTGCAAGCCGCCATCCAGATAGTCCAGCAAGCCCTGCACCAGCCAGTTCAGGATGCCGGATCGTTCCTGCCAAAGGATCTCATCAAGTTCCTTCTTCGGGATGCGCTTGTTCTCGGGGATCTGGACCGGGAACGTCACGAGCATCAAACGCCGCCAGATCCCGTCGTCGCCGCCACGGATATCGGGTAAGTGGTTGCCCGATATCGTCAGCTTAAAGATGGGCTGGAAGGTGATCATGTCCGTGTACAGCGCACGCACCATCATCGGCTCGCCGCCGGTCAGCGCCTTCACCAGACCTTCCTGCAAGCGCTCGCCCTCTTCGGGCTCCGATGTCCGAACCATGCGGGCACCGATCAGCGGGATCAGGTCAGGCTGTGAATCCGAGCCGGATTTCTTGTTTTTGCCGGTCAGGCTCTCGATCTTGGCGGTGGCGGCGTAATCGCCCATCATCCTGGCCATAAGATCGACCAGGACCGATTTCCCGTTCGCACCGCCGCCGTGGAAAAACGCCAGCTTCTGAATGTCGATGCCCGACATGGACAAGCCAAACCAGCGCTGGAGGAACCGCCGCATTTCGATATTCGGCTGGATCTGCTGAAGGAACGCATCAAAGCGCGGACAGGTGGCGTCGGGCTCATATTCCACCGGCACGACTTTGGTCAGCAGCTGCCCACGGTCGGGCGGAATAAGCTCCACCTCGGACATGGGCGTCATCCCTTCTTGCGGATCGCCGGCGATCCGCTTGAACCGCAGCACCCCCGAAAGCGTGTTCACGTCCAGGTCGCCGCGGTCCATCTCATCGACGGCATGGGCCAGCATGACACGAGCTTCGTTGATCATGTTGGACATCGGACCGCTGTTGCCCGCGTTCTTCGCATGGGTCAGTCGCCGGCCGATCAGGCTCTTGTGCGATTTCAAAGCGCCATCGATGGTCCGCAATCGCGCGCCGATCTGGCCGAGTTCCGTGATAAGGGTTTCATCGCCGGCATAATCCGGGGTGGCTTCGATCTCTATCCGGCGCTTCCGCAGGTCGCGCTCTTCGTTGAGCAGCTGGCGATCGCGCTTGGACGGCTGGAGGAAGTCGATCTCCTTCTCGATCAGCCCGGACATCTGGTGCGCCCGCCCCCTGATCAGAGGCGAACAATCGCGGCTGATCTCGGGATCACGCTTCCAGCGCGCGCCGTCCCAGACGAACCAGCCGACCTGCGAGACGAACAGGATGTTTTCGCCGAAATGGATGCGAAAGCGCTGGCCGTTGCCGATATCGTTGAGCGGTTGCCGCGACGACGCGCTGACAGGATCTTCGGGCTCTCCCCCCTGGTCTGGTCCATTTTCCGGAGGGGGCGGCGGGGGAGAGTAATCATCCGGGCATCCATCATCACCGGAATCGGGCGCCACACCCTCGGGCAGGTCGACCTCTTCGGCATTGCTCATCACGGCCCGGACCTGCCCGAGCGCGTCGTTGTCACTCATCTCGCTGTCCCATCAGGATATCGTTGAGATCGCGGCCGTCGCCGGCATGGACGATGTATCCCCGCAGGCCCGGCCGCTTGATCTTGGCGCGCCGCAACCCCGCGAGGAGCTTGGCGCGCGTCAGTTTCGGATCACTGTCCCCGTCCTGGACGAAGATCAGCCGCTTGACCCAAGCCGGCGGCAGCCAGGCGTCGGTGTCGTCCATGTCGGGCAGGCCAGCATATTTCAGGCCGGGGCCGCGTTGCATGCGGCCCGCCATGTTGCCCAGATCCACGCCGCACCAATAGGCGCAGCGCCTGGGCGTGGCCTCCGCGATCAGGGCGGAAAGGGTCGTCTCGACCCCCTCGGCCATGATCATGGTGTCGCAGTCCGGCGGCGTCATGAACCGGATGACGGCCCCCTTCTTCGAGCCCAGCACCTTCTTGCTGGGCAGCGTCTCGCCCGGCTTGCGCGGATCGGTCAGTATCAACTTGCCCTTGGGCTGGCCTAGGTCGAGCCAGGTGCGATGCACCGCCGTCACCCGGTTGCCCGCATCCACCACCGCCGCGATCATCGCAGGCCCGACATGCAGGGTCTGCCATTCCTGCGACTTGCCCTCGACCGGCACCGTATAGCGGGCCTCGGGATCAAAGCGCAGGACCTGCGGCAGGTCGGGATAAAGCGCGGGCTCGATGCCGCGCAGGGTCAGGTAATCCCGCACCGCCGTGCCCTCGGCCGGGACGCCGGCGAACCAGATATCCCGTGCGGCCCGGATCGAGTTTTCGCGCGTGCGGCGGGCGATATCGGACTGCTTGCGCCGATTCTCTTCGGCCTTGCGCCTGCGCTCGGCGCGTTCGGCATCGGACAGGCCTTGGGCCGGACCGCAAAGCCATTCCAGCGCAGCCCGAAAATCCAGCCCCAGCACATGCTGCACCAGCGCGATCTGGTCGCCGCGGGCATGCGGCCCGCATTCTTTCCGGCAGGTGAATATCCCGTCCCTCAGATTAACCCCGAACCGATCACGCCCGCCGCATTGCGGGCACGGCCCGACCATCTCGCCGCCGGTGCGGACCAGGCCGGACAGCTCCAGCCGCGCCACCACATCGGCGATGGGCATGGCCTTGGCTTCGTCGAGGCGATGATCGTCCCGCATCACGTCCGGCCCCGCGGGCCCCGCACATGCTCCCAGGCATCTGCCAGCCGTCGGCGATCCCAATCGTTCATCGCCTTGCGAGCCCGATCATGCAGCCCGCCATAGCATCCCGGAACCGATACCCGGCAGGTCAGGAACTGATCGGCCGTCTGGATCAACCCCATCAGGCGCGTGTTTTCGCGCGACACGCCCGGCATCAAGTCGCGCATCACGCCGACGACCAGGTCCAGGTCCTCGCGATCCGTGATCGGGGGCCTGGAAAGCACGCCCAGGGCGTGGATCATGGCCTGATCATGCAATGAGAGGCGTAGCGGATCAGCCATGGATGTCGGCCCTCGCGTCAGCGTCCGGCCAGGTGGTCCGCTCGACCGCCCGGATCAGGCGGTCCCCGGCGGCGGCCAGATTAGGGACATAGCGACGCAGCGCTGGCAGCTCCGAGACGAAGCGCCGCATCTCATGGGTCAGGTCGTGATCAGCGCCGAACACGCCGTCAAGCTGTGCCGCTGCCGCCTCGATGTCGCGCATGTTCACGGCGCCGAGCCGCGCGGAATAGGCCACCGCCAGCATCGACATTCGGGCCCTGATTGCCGCGATCGACATAAGCCTGGCTGCGGTGTTGCTTTTCAAATCCTGTGGTTGCGCGTGCATGGTCAAATCCTCTTGGCGCGTTGGTTCGGCGGGGCGGCCCAAGGGAGGATTGACCGCCCCGCCTGACACGCCATGATCCGCTGCCTCGATCCCGGCGTGTGTTTTTGCCCTGCCGCCACAAGACGGCTCTCGGCCGGGCCAGCCGCAGGTTCCACGATCCCGGTCTAGTCCCGCCCGAGGCGGCCGGAATCGTGACGGGTGGACCAGGTGCTGCGCCCCGGCTGTCTCCCCCGCCCCGGGCAACCTGAAAGCCCGAAACTCATCACTGCCCCCACATCACATCGGCATAGCGGGGCAGCGTCTGCATGGCGAAATCCACGGCGTCGCCGCAGGGACGATGCGTGCCCTCGCGCCAGTTGCAGCCGGTCTGCTTGGTCACGCCGAAGTGCTGGCCGCAGGCCTCGGCCGTGGAAAAGCTGACGATCATCAGCATCGACCAGCGCCGCAGGAAGTCGTCGGTATCGCGCCGCTGCGCGTGGACATGCGCCCGGCGCCGCGCTGCCGCCGAGCGGCCGCGGCCGCCCGCCGGCGTGAAGGACATTTGCCGCGCGGGCAGGTCAGATCGCTTCCGATCCGGAACTTTGCAAATCAGGGACATGAGGATGCTCTTGGGGTTGTGCCGCCTTGGCGGCGGGTTGAGAGGATTGCGCGTCCAACGTTTCGGATGGGACAGGTTCGACCCACGACGAAACAGGGACGGCGCCATTGGTGACACGCTCGATCTTCTGCGCGAGCTTCAGGCTGGGCGTTACAAGCCCGCGCATGAGCTTGGAGACCGTTCCCTGCCGCACACCGATTCGCGAGGCGAACTGCGCCTGCGTTTCATTGGAAGCTTTCAGATGATGTTCGAGCATAGTCATGGAGCATGATATGACCGTCAGGAATATTCCCGTCAAGCATTATATTCCTGATGCGCGTTTGCGCCTCACCGCGAAACAAACGATCATTGCGCTATGAACATAGAACGCCTTCGCCGCGACCGCGGTCTCAACCAGGACGAACTGGCCGAGATGGCTGGCGTAAAGCAGTCGACGATCTCCAAGATCGAGGGCGGCTTTGATGGCGTAACTCTAAGGGTTCTCAAGCAGATTGCCGCTGCACTCGAGGTCGAGGCCGTTGACCTCTTCACCGATGATCGAACGCGCGCAGAAGCAGCGCTTATTCGGGCGTTTCGAAAGCTTTCTCCAGAACGTCAGCAGGGATGGCTTGATCTTGCCGAGACTCTAGTTCGCGACGGCGATGCAGGGTCAAAACAAGAACCCTAAACTGGTCGGCCGACATGGCGCTCAACAGTGCCGCGAACCTCTCCTCGTTGCTCATACCAGCCTCCCGGAACATTAAGTGAACAAATACTGCCCCGCTGCCCGACATGGGCGCAAGCGGTGACTCGGCAATATTTTGCTTGCGCTCGCATAATTCCTAGCAAGAATTTTTAGGATTGACAGGAATATTCCTGACAGTCATTTTCAAGCCATCCGCAACCGTTGGATGGAGCGTCCCATGCAGGCCTTGCCTCTTCTGAACTGCCCCCGTGCGGTCCACGCTGCCCGCGCACTGATCGCCGACCCCGAGCGCGCCGCGCAGCAGCCGCTCTACGTCCGCACCATGGCGTGGCAAATCGCCCGCGATCGAGCCTGCCGCGACCATGTTCGCTATCACCTAAGCCACCTCCCGGAGGGCGCGTGATGGCTGCCATCGACAACATCGGGTTCCAGATCCGGGATTTCGCCCGCCGGGTGCCACAGAAGCGTAGCCGCTCGGCCTGCGCCGCCTGCTGGTTCGTGCGCGGCCTGTTCGTCGCCGGCCTGGTCTTCTGGCTGATCCTCGCCGCCTTCGCGCTCTGGTCCTACCTGCCCGAGGCCGGCACCGTGCTGGACTACCTGTCTCCGACGGCGGTCCAGGCGCGCGATGCCGGCTGGGTTGCGCTTTCGGAGGGGTCGAGATGATGCGGACCTATTTCGGCACCCGCAACAGGCGCACCGGGCTGGTCCGGCTGCTGTCCGCGGCTGAACTCGCCCGATTTTTCGACAACCGCGACCCGCGCGACTGGACCGATCCTGTCTCGATCTGCGCGACCGAATGGGTGTCCTGACACCCGCATCCCCAAGTTCCTGCCCGCCGGACGTTCGCCTGTCCTGCCGGGCATCACTGGCCCCCGGCTTCTGCTCGGGCCGGGGGCTCTTTTCTGCAATCCGGCCGGTTCGGCCAAAGTTTTTGAGGCCACCCATGACCCTGATGGAGCCCATCAAGCCCGCCGCCCAGGCCGGGATCACCTGCACCGTCGCGGACCTGCGCCGCGCGGTGAACGCGGCCGCGTTCGTGGTCGAACGGCGCAACACCATCCCCGTCCTTGGCTGCCTGCGGATCGAGCCGCTGAACGACAAGCTGCGGATCGAGGGCACCAACCTGGACAGCTGGCTGATGGTGGACTGCCCGGCCACCTGCACCAAGGGCGAGCCATTCGTGATCGACGCGCGCCTGCTGATCGCGCTGCTGACCGGCGCCGAGCGCGACGACAGCGTCAGCATCACCCTGGACGGGAATGTCGTGACGCTGCGGATCGGCCCGGCGGTTGCCCGTGTCCAGCTGCTTTGCCTGGCATCGGACTGGCCGTCGGAGCCCGGCACCAAGGGCATGTCGTGGGTCAGCATACCGGAGGCGGCGCTTGCCAAGATGATCGGCCGCGTGCGGTGGGCCATCTCGACCGAGGAGACGCGCTACTACCTGAACGGCATCTACATGCACGGTCGTGACGGGCGTCTTGCCTGCGCCGCCACGGACGGCCACCGGCTGGCGCTGTATCGGGCCGATGCCGAATGGCCCCTGCCCGACCTGATCTTCCCCCGCTACTCGGTGGCCGCGCTGCACCACCTGATGACCCACGGCGGCAATCAGCCGCTGCGGATCGGCGGCTCGGCCGATCCCGTTCGGATGCAGATTTCGGGCCACGGCTGGACGCTGACGGTCAAATGCATCGACGGCGCCTATCCCGACTACACGCGGGTCATCCCCGACCGGGGCACGATGCGCGGCTATGCGGTGATCAATCGTGCCTTGCTGCGGCGGGTCCCCAACACCCGGTCCCTCCATCACCTCGGCGACGCCTTGAAATTCGATCTGTCCCGAAAGGTCGCCAATCTGAGCAGCGTCAGCCTCGGGGTTGATGTCGAGATGCCGATCGAAGCTGACGGCGATTTCAGCATCGGCTTCAACCAGCGATACGTCCGCGAGATAGCGTCGATCTTCGACACCGTGCGGATCGAGGCCAGCACCGCGAGCGACGCCGCCCTGATCCTGACCGAGGATCCCGACCTGACGGTCGTCCTCATGCCGATGAGGGTGTGAGCGATGGGACAGCAGCCCTCCTATGACGAGTTCCTGCGCGCCAAGGCCGCCATCGCGCCGCGCTTCGGCGGCATGCAGGTGGACGAGGCGACGCTGAACCCGGCGCTGAAACCGCACACCCGCCGCATGGTGAGTTGGGGCTTGCAAGGCGGCCGGCGCGCATGGTTCGCCAATTTCGGCCTGCACAAGACCGCGACGCAGCTGGAGACGATGCGCGTGCTGACCGAAACGACGGGCCAGCCGACGCTGATCTGCGCCCCGCTGGGCGTCCGGCGCGAGTTCATCCGCGAGGCGCAGGAGCGGTTCCGGGGCTCCTATGCCGTGGACCTGAAATTCATCCGCGACACGGACAAGGTCGACGGTCCGGGCATCTACCTGACCAATTACGAGAGCGTACGTGAAGGCAAGGTTTCTCCCGACCCGTTCATCGGCGTCTGCCTGGACGAGGCCGCGATCCTGCGCGGCTTCGGCGGCACCAAGACCTTCCGCGAGTTCATGGCCCTCTTCGCCGGCGACGACCGGCGCGATCAGTCGAACCGCATCAAGACGGCCGGTGTCCCCTATCGCTTCGTCGCCACCGCCACGCCCAGCCCGAACGACTATATCGAGTTGCTGTCCTATGCCGGCTTCCTCGACGTGATGGATATCGGTCAGGCCAAGACCCGCTTCTTCAAGCGCAATAGCGAGAAGGCCGACCAGCTGACCCTGATGCAGCACAAGGAGCGCGAATTCTGGCTATGGGTCGCGTCCTGGGCGCTGTTCGTCACCCGGCCCAGCGATCTGGACCCGGCGTTTTCGGACGAGGGCTACGACCTGCCGCCGCTCGACGTGCGCTGGCACGAGCTGCCGGTCGATCACCTGGCCGGCGCTGCCGTCGAGAAAAGCGGCCAGAAGCGCATGTTCAAGGACGCGACGGCCGATCTGTCCGCCGCGGCGCGCGAGAAGCGCGAGAGCCTGCCGGCGCGGGTCGAAAAGCTGATGGAGATCCGGGCCGAAGACCCGGCCGCGCACCGGATCATCTGGCATGACCTCGAGGCCGAACGCGCGGCGCTGGAGAAGGCGGTGCCGGGCATCGCCACGGTCTATGGCTCCCAGGACCTCGACCAGCGCGAGGAGCTGATCGGCGATTTCGCCGACGGCCGGGTGCAGGAGCTGGGCGCCAAGCCGGTGATGCTCGGTTCGGGCACCAACCTGCAACGGCACTGCGCTTGGTCCGTGTTCCTCGGGATCGGCTTCAAGTTCAACGACTTCATCCAGGCGGTCCATCGCCTGCGGCGCTTCGGCCAGACCGCCGACAGCGTGCGGCTGGACTTGATCTACACCGAGGCCGAGCGCGAGGTGCGCCGCAGCCTCGAGCGAAAATGGCGTCAGCATGAGGAGATGGTCAGCAAGATGATCGGCATCATCAAGGAATTCGGTCTGTCCGAGGTCGCGATGCAGCAGGCGCTGGTGCGCGCCCTGGGCGTCGAGCGGGTCGAGGCCTCGGGCCCCGACTATCGCTGCGTCCACAACGATTGCGTGGCCGAGACCCGCAGCATGGCCGACGCCTCGGTGCAGCTGATCGTCACCTCGATCCCATTCAGTACCCAGTACGAATACAGCCCGAACTACGCGGATTTCGGCCATACCGATGACGATCCGCATTTCTGGCAGCAGATGGGCTTCCTGGTCCCCGAGCTTCTGCGCGTGCTGGAGCCGGGCCGGATCTGCGCGATCCACGTCAAGGATCGGATCATTCCGGGCGGCATCAACGGGTTCGGGTTCCAGACCCTCTCGACCCTGCACATGGATTGCGTGCGCGAGTTCCAGCGCCATGGCTGGGCCTATCTCGGGATGAAGACCATCACGACAGACGTGGTCCGCGAGAACAACCAGACCTATCGCCTGGGCTGGTCTGAACAGTGCAAGGACGGCAGCCGCATGGGTGCCGGCGTCCCGGAATACCTGCTGATCTTCCGCCGCCCGCCCAGCGACACCAGCAACGGCTACGCCGACCGGCCGGTCAAGAAGGCCAAGAAGGAATGGGACCCCGAGGCCAAGGACTGGCGCAACGAGGGCGGCTACAGCCGCGCCCGCTGGCAGATCGACGCGCACGGCTACATGCGATCGAGCGGCGACCGGCCGCTGGCGCCCGAGGACCTGGAAGGGCTGGACGCGGACCAGGTCTACAAGGTCTGGAAGGCCTACAACCTACAGCAGGTCTACGATTTCGAGCATCACGTCCGTATCGGCGAGGCGTTGGAGATGAAGGGCCGGCTGCCGCCGACCTTCATGCTGTTGCCCCCGCATAGCCTGCACCCGGATGTCTGGACCGATGTCGCGCGGATGCGCACGATCAACGCCGAGCAGGCGCGAAAGGGCAACGAAATGCACCTGTGCCCGCTGCAATACGACATCGTGGACCGGGCTATCGCCCAATACACCGAGCCCGCCGAATGGGTCTTTGACCCCTTCGGCGGGCTCATGACCGTGCCCTTCCGCGCCGTGAAGCTCGGCCGCAAGGGCATCGGGGTCGAGCTGAACAAGGGCTACTGGCTCGACGGCGCGAAATATTGCGAGGCCGCCTCGCGCGAGGCCGGCATGCCCAGTCTTTTTGACCTGCTCGACGCCGATCAACCCGAAAACCAGAAGCTGCGGAGGACCGCATGAAGACCATCGAACAGCTGACGGCCAGCGAGACGGCCTGGTATTCCTCGAACGATGAAGATGTCTGGACCGGCGGACCCTATGACACCCGCCAGGAGGCTGAAGAAGAGGCCAAGGCCAATTGGCATCGGCTGATCATGCGGGCCACGAAAACCCCGATCCGTGTGTCGAAGCATTTCGACCAGGGCGGGTTCTTCGAGGCGGCCGAGGAAAGCCTGTATGACCTCTGCAACGAGGACGGCGATCCGACCCTGGATTTCGATCCGGCGGTCAACCTCGATTTGCAGACCCGCGTCCGGGCCGCGATCGACGAATGGCAGGTCGCCCATCAGCTTGCGCCGACGCCCTGGCGGTTCAGCGGCGGCGATGAGCCCGAAATCGCAGCCTGGGCGAAAGCCGAGGAAGGCGGTGACGCATGACCGGCGACATCGTATCCGTCGAGATCGGCCGCAGCACCTGGCAGGGACAGGCCAAGGAGGCGCCGGTCCTCGCCGCCCTGACCCCAGCCCCGCAGGATCCGTGGCCCACTAAGGGTAATGTCCAAGAGGTCGCGGAGAGCGGCGACGGTTTCTGGCGCCCATGCTCGGGGTGCCACGAATCGAACGAGGGATATCCCACCGGGCCGTATCACCCAGTCTTGAAATGCCATGTCGGCCTGGGGTGCAGCGAATGCGGCGGCATCGGTGCGATCTGGGATACAACCGACTATGGCGCCATGGGTGATTGGCTGGCAAAGGAACTGGTCAATGAGGTCGATCAGCAGCCGGCGCAAGAGGCGGTGCCGGTGGATCTGTCGCACGGATGGCTGATCCATAAGGCCGGTCGCGGCTGGTTTCTTCCGAAAGCGAAGGGATACACCGGCTGCATCGCCGAGGCGGGACGCTACTCGCGCGAGGATGCGCTGTCCTACTCGCACCCCAACGACTGGGACGGTCCCCGCGACAATATCACCATCAAGCACGAAAGCGAGATCGCCCACCCGCCTCAGCCCAGCGAGACGGGCGCGGAGCCTCGCGTCATCTGCTTGCCGTATCCCATGGACGGTTACGGGGTCTGCGTCGGCGGTCGCTATGACGGATGGCTAATGTGGCAACACCCCGACGGACAATGGCTGAGTAAGAGCAAGCTGGACGCGGATGATCCGGCCAAGGGGCTGCATGCCGCCCTGCGCGCCCTGAAAGGACGGTCACATAATGGCTGACCCGATCTCGGCGCAATACCGCGCCCGCATGAACACGCTCGCCAAGAAGATCGACCGGGAACTGAACGGGACCAGAAAACCGAGGCGACTGGGCTTCATCCTCCTGACCGCGGAGTTCGGCAAGATCGACGGCGGCAAGGTCAACTATATCAGCAACGGCCAGCGCGAGGACATGATCGCCATGCTCCGCGAATACCTCGCGCGGGTCGAGGGTCGCTATGCCGAGCCGCCGGAAGGGAGTGTCCAATGACCGACCGCTGGATCAAGCAGCCCGGCCCCGGCCAGTTTCGCGGCGAGGGCGAATGGGTGGAATACCTCGGCACCGACGACGAATGGGAATGGCTGCGCGGCACGGGGTTTCTGCCGACCGCGGAGGGAGAGAAGCCGAACGACCAGCACACTGCGATTGAGGAAGAGGGGAGGATGGCGTGATGGCGAGACACGAGCCAAGCTTCGCGCCGCGTTTGCTACCTGCCCCGGAGGCCGCGCATTACCTCGGAATCAGCGAGACGACACTACGCGGCCTCGGCCTGCCCCGGCGGATGCTCGGTGGAAAGCGACTTTACGACCGCATGACTCTTGACGAATACGCATCCGGCCTGCCTGTTGATGGCGAAACCGGGAATGAGGCGTCGGAATGCGACAAGGCATTTGGGCTGTGAAGCTGAAGGGCATCAGGCGCCAAAAGCGCGGCGACAAGGTGGTCCGCTACCATCGGGCCACCGGCATACGCCTGCCCGACGACATCCCCGAAACGCACCCGGACTTCGTCGCCGCTTGGGCGCGCTGCGAGGCCGGGCAAGGACAATCGGCCGCACCAAAGGCGCCAGCGCCGACGGGGTCGCTGGCGGCTGCCTGCATCGCATTCAGAGGCTCGCCATCGTTCAAGCAGCAATCGCCGGTCTATCGCGACATCCTGACTCGCAACATCGAGGCAATCCGCGGCGAATATGGTCATGTCGCGATAAAGGCGATCAAGGCCAAACACATCAGCGCCGATCTGGCCAAACTTGCGGGCACCAGGCCGCTATCGCGGCTCAAGACGTGGCGCAAGGTCATGGATCACGCGCGCCGCACCGGATTGATCGAGGAAGATCCCAGCCTGACCGTGAAAGCCCCGAAGGTGAAGCTGAAGGGCCATGAAGTCTGGACCGAAGGTGACATAGAAGCGTTCCGGGCAAAATGGAAAACCGGAACCGTGCAGCGTGCCTGTTTCGAACTGCTGCTGTGGACGGCGGCGCGGACGGTGGACGCCGTGCGGATCGGGCCGCAGCACGTTGGTAAAGATGGCGTCCTGTCGTTCCGGCAGTCCAAGACTGGAGGGATGGCCTATGTCCCATGGACCGCGCCCCTGCCCATCTGGGGCGTCGGATGGGCGGAGGAGCGGCGGGAAATGGCGCAGGCGCTGCGGTGTCTATCCGGCGGGCTGACCTTCCTCCAGGCACGCGGCGCGCGGCCGAGATCGGAGAAGGGGCTTAGCAATCTCATCAGCGCCGCGGCGCGCGAGGCGAAGCTCGAAGGCCGCACCGCACATGGCCTTCGCAAGGCGCGCTTGACCCGGATAGCGGAGGCAGGCGGGTCGGCGCACGCCATCAAGTCATGGGGCGGCCACAAGACCCTGGCCGAGGCGGCACATTACACCGAGTCCGCCGATGCAAAGCGGTTGGTCACCGGCACGGAACAGGAACAGAACATTGTATCACCTTCCGAACGCGATACAAAAACCGCAAATAAATGAGTGAAATCAATCTTGTTTTGGGGCGATGGCGGACGGTGAGGGATTCGAACCCTCGAGACGGTTCCCCGCCTACACACTTTCCAGGCGTGCGCCTTCGACCACTCGGCCAACCGTCCGTGGCGGATCGTCTAGCGCGGCGGCGCGGATTGCGCAAGCCGCAGATGCCTCATAGCTTCGAAATCCGCTTCTGCAACTCGGCAAGCTGGCGGCGGATCTCGGCCATGTCCTCGGGGGCGGAATCCTTGGGCCCGCCGGGCGCGGTCGCATCTTCCGCCGCGTCCTGGTCGGGGCCGCTGCTGCCGGCGCCCCAGCCCGATGCCATCGCCCTAAGGAAAAGCTGCTGCTGGCGCTGGAGCGCCTCGAAACCCGGCATCGAGGACATCGGGTTCGGGAACGTCGACAGATTCTCCATCATCTTGGACTGGCCGTCGCGCAGCATCTCGAAACTGGCGGCCAGGAATTGCGGCACGACGGATTGCGCCTGGGTCGTATAGCTGCGCACCAGGTCGATCAGCACCTCGATCGGCAACACGCTTTCGCCCCGGCCCTCGTGCTCGGCGATGATCTGCAACAGATATTGCCGGGTCAGGTCGTCGCCGCTTTTCAGGTCGACGATGCGCACCTGCCGCCCGGCCCGGATGAACCCCGCGATATCGTCCAGCGTGACGTAATCGCTCGTCTCGGTATTATAGAGGCGGCGGCTCGCGTAACGCTTGATCAGAAGCGGGGTCGTGTTCTCGGCCTCGGCCAT